GGGTCTGTAGCTCAGTCGGTTAGAGCAGGGGACTCATAATCCCTTGGTCGTTGGTTCGAGTCCAACCAGACCCACCAATTTTATCAATGACTTATGAAGGTTTGTCAGCATAACGTCATTTGAGTGGTGCGGATTTTTTTGTCGAGGGCAGTCTCAGAATGAGTTCTTTTACCCTCTCCGGATACAGGTGAGAGTACCGTTCTGTAGACTGTACCGAGTCGTGATTTAGCACTCTTCCCACTTCTCCCAGAGTCGCGCCGGACGATAGCAGCGCAGACGCCAGGGAGTGCCGCTCGTCATGCAATCTCAGATGATCGAGTCCTGCCGCCTTCCGTGCCTTCCAAAATCGCTTGTAGTAGTAGGTAGCCTCAAACCTGAACGGAATGAATTGCAGCGCGTCCATAGCATCAGGGTGTATCGGGATCATGTGCGGAGTTCCGTTCTTGGAATCGGGAATGGTTATCCAGGCCTGCTCATTCGTGGTGACGACTTGCTCTGATTTGAGCGTGAGTATTTCCGAGCGCCATCGCAGGCCGGTGAAGAATGCCAGTTTGATGAGTGCCGCGGTCTCTGGATCGTCGCAATTCGCCAGCAGCTTGTTCTCCATATCGTGCTGGTTGATATAGACCTGCCGCTTATTCCTCACCGCAGGCATGATCATTTTGTCCGTATAGTCCCTATCCCCTATGTCATGCCGACGATATGCGTAGCGCACCGCTGCTCTGAGATACGAGAGTCTGTTTCGAATAGTGGCAGGAGCTAAATTGGGATTGTCTTTCCGGTACTGTCTGGCTATCTTGCCGAGTTCGTCAAGGTGACGGCCTTCTATGTACGGATAAAGCAGGTATAAATCTTGACCGGCTTTCTTGCCATTCTTCAGGTGTGGAAGATGGTGTGTTACGTAGATATTTACCGCTTCCTCGATTAAAGGTTTGGGCTTTTCGAGTCCACTAGAGACAGCGTATATATGGCCGCTTTCCTGCCGGTCATAGGCGTGCGCTTGATCTTCACTCCAAGCTTCTGGAAGGAGCTTAGAAGCTCGGATTCTCTTGTTCCCAACGATACGGTTGAACTCGAAACGCCAGCGCTTATTCTTCTTGTCGAATCGGATCGGCATGATTTCTTGAAGGCGTCGAGGTCTGTCTGTTCATAACGTGTCACCCTGGGACCGTAAATAATACGTGGTATCCTGCCTTGCTGCACGAAATAATAAAATGTTCGCAGAGGCAAACCGAGATACTTTGCAGCCTCAGGTGCGGTTAAATCGCTCACGCTTTCGTTTCCTCATCCGGCACCTCATTGCCAAATTTGGATGCTACTAAGCAGCGCATTGCGGCTATGAGTGGGGTTTCGCCTTCGAAGCTTTCTGTCCCAGAAAATGGCGATGCAAACCAAAGATCCCCGCTTGTGTATGTTTCCGGGTAGATGGTAACGAACTCACGCTGTATCAGCGGACCTCCCTGTGACCAGTCGGTTGAGGGGGAATACCATCCTTCTTCGGTATAGACCTTTCCATTCGAACTGATCCACGCTAACTTTTCTTCGGCTTTCGCTACCCACATATCCAGCTCCGCGCCGGAGAGTTCGCTGGTCTTCATCCTTGCACTCCCAAAGCCTTGCGAATATCATATTGCGCTCTGCGGTAACCTTGCGCATGAACTCCGTTCAGAAGATCCGCGGCACTTTGCGCGATACGTTCTTCCTCATAAATAAATGCTTCGGTAATGAAAGCTCCCCAGATGTCGGGGCCGCTTATTCTCCAGCGGCCATTCGCGGTGCTTGCTATAGTGTAAAGAGGGCCTGAGATCATTCCTCCTCCTTGTAAAATAGCTGGACGAGCTTCATAGGGCCACACTGCGGAGTTAGTTCGGAGTAATATTTGATCATCGCTTCAGCTATCCCTTTTTCACCGTAATTAACTCCCTCGCATTCTCCAGCTGCATTTACTATCCCCCATCCGTAGGACTTGAGTTCGTACAAGGTGTTATTCATCTCGCCTTCCAATGCTCGAAGATACTCAAGCTCAACCTTTACCTTCTTCATTCTTCCCCCCCCTTATTCAGTGCGGCGCGGAGATTCTGAACCTCAGTTATATCCTCCCAGTCTGCGGAAAGCGTAGCCAGCAATTCCTCCGCCGCCTTCCGCAGCTTTTCGTTCTCGGCCTTCATGTCACCCATGCGACCATTTAGGATCACGCAGGTGGCACTCATAGTATCTACCTGCCTCCTGAACGCTTCGTTCTCGGCTTTGAGCGCATCAATCTCGGGCTGGATATATTGTTTTCTAGCTTCCCATCCCCACGAAAAAAACCCACGGAAGGTGAAAGACTCGCTAACTGTCCAATTCTTAGGGCAAAGCTTCGGCTTTAATGTATTCCAAGCAGCATCAATAGCTTCCTCATCAACCATTTGCTCGCCCTCACTATCTTTCCACTCAAGAGGTCCCGGCGCCCGATTCCTGCAGTCGTCCATTATTTGCTCCTATAATTTGCCGCAGATCAACTCATTCACTGATGCGCGATTCGTACCCAGCTGCTTCGCGATTACAGTCTGATGCATCCCGCTTCGGTACAGCCTCCAGATTTCATCCGAATTAACCCGCGCTATATCGCGGTTATTCATCAGTCCTTTGCCTAATTTATTCTTACGGATATACCGCTGCACCGCCTGAACATTAACTCCCACGCTTTCCGCTATTTCCCGGCACGGAGCGCGATCACTCAGCATCTGGACGATCAATTCATGATTTTTGGGGCATCTAGGCTCGACGTGGTTATGACGGCGCATCCTTTCCATGTCCTGGATAGCGGCTATTGACCTAGCCGAGTAGGCAACATGACAATATTCCGGCATGATCAAATCCAAAGTGGCAAATGGCGGCAGTGACTCGCCATGGCGAAGCGGTCTGACTATTTGATGTTCGTTCATACCGTCCAATACCCCACGGCAAACGCAGCGACTAGCACTACGGCTCCAACCATCCACAGCCAGTCACGGCTAGGCCGCTCCACCTGGAATCTATGACCAAAAGCCTGACGACTATCTCTGTGAAAATATTGAGTTGGTTGAAAGGGATTCATTGCGCCTCCTGACAAGAAATTCTGAGTTGATCAATCTGCCTGTCCGTGTTATCGATATGACCGATCAGCGCTATACAGGCTGCTATGGCGAGGATCACGAGTATCCCGCGCCGGGTGATTTGAGGTTCGTTCATGCCGCTACCTTTATCGTGGTTAGTATTTCGTTTACCAGCCCAAGGAATTCATTCCGGCGCGCTCTGAGACGCTCTATTTCATCCTCGCACGCAAACCTGTAAAGCCTGCTAACGAGTAGCTGTTTGCCTACGGGGAAGTCTGAGCAGTAGCTGATAAAGTCAACCCAATCACGTCCCGTGCAATCTAAATGCCCTATTAACTGCCAGCGGTAGGACGGATCGAAGCTACCGCGCCGTAAAGTTGCGTAATGAACCGGCGCTATAACAGACTTGATCTCTATGACTCCATCTTTCCCGATCAATCCGTCCGGTGAATCGCCGTAAGTACCGTGGTCAAAGAAACCGCCGTTAGTCACGTCGATAAAATATTCCTGTTCGTACAGCATCCGCGCTACCGGCTCTTGCTCATGTCCGCGTTCTGTATGCTCATTGCTAAAGAGAATCTCAGATTTGTACCCATTGCATATTTCCAGGGCGATCTGCAGCGCATAGCGCCTTGCGGGTTCTCCAAAGGCGTGCCCTTCATTTGCCATGAAACAGCCGAACTGTGACGCCGTAGCCTTGCCGCACCGAAGCGCTTGCCATGCTTCAGAATTTTGCGGTACGTCATGCCACATCATCAGTGCACTCGTCTATGAGTTGGATTTGATGATCGGCGCTGATACTTACTCGCTTCAAAACTTTATCCAGGTTTCCATCGCGTTTGTAAGCAGTTTTTGCGTTCTCCCATGCCGTAGCATTGTCCGGCGTCAAATACTTCTTCTCCGGAGCGTGAGGGCTGATGCGCAGCCCTTCTACTGTCTCCTTACCGAACCGAACATTACTGTCAACATAAATCGTGATACGCACGTTCAGCCAGTCGTCGATAAATGCTGAGCCGGTGATTCCTTTCATAGTCTTGCTGTTCGATGCGTTCAGGATCATTGGTTTCAGCTTCTCGCCGGGCCGGATTTCTTTTTCTACAAAGTGCG